ATAGATAATAGATGGATGATGATGCCGTATGGTTCAGGTGAAGTCTCTGGTATAATAACAAATACAAAGAATACACAAAAATTCACACCATATCAAAGTGAATACGAAATATTGGGAATAAATCAATATGGTGTTAGTAGAGCAACTGATCCGTTTCAATTTTATAATGAAAATAGGAGATGGACTGGTAGTGGATTAAACTTCAGAGGAGAAGTTTCAAAGGATGTTTATCTTGATAGAAGAAAAAAATATTTGGTTGATTTAGGTGTTGTAACAAGTTGGAAAATGGATTTATACGGAAATAATTATTCTTTATTTAAATTAAAATCTGATTCAAGATTTATAGAATTAGATGAAAATTATTTGAAAATAAATTATAATGATGTAGAATACGATAAAACCAGACTTTCAACAAACGATTATCCAAAAGATGAACAAAATCCAGAGAATTACGAAAATTTAACATATGATAATAAAGAACAAGATTATCTTGAATTCTTACAAGAAGATTAATAAATAACAATACTAAAATGTCAGAAATAACACCACAAGCAAACATTCAAAAAGATAATGGTAGATCTTTTATGAGTTCATTAGTTTCAAAACTTCCTTTTATAAATGATGTTATGGAAACAGAAACAAACAATCCGAAGTATGAATTGTTTGACAGGTTATCTAAGAGATATCAGATGAATGTAATGAAACAATCTGTTTTGGTTGGTCCTTATTTAAACCAAGATGGATTCAATGCAATGAATCCTGCTAATGTTTTTGGATCTGACAAAGGTTATCATCAATACATATATGCCAATTTGGATGTTGATAAACAAAGAAGACTTTCAGAGTACAGAAGAATGGCTGCATTTGCAGAAGTATCTGATTGTTTGGACGAGATTTGTGATGAATTTATAACGAAGGATGAAAATGGTAGAGTTATAAAAATAAATTTTACAAATATAACAAAAATAGACGAAGAAACAAAAACAGAAATACAAAAAGAATTTTATAAATTTGTACAATGTTTTGATCTTGATTCAAAAGGTTGGGGTTATTGTAGAAAACTTTTAACCGAGGGAGAAATTTTCTTTGAAAATATTGTACACGAAGAAAGAAAAGACAAAGGTGTTATAGGTGTTCTTTCTATACCTGGTGAACTCATAAATCCCATTTACGATAATGTCCAAAATAATATAATTCAAAATTTCTTATTTCAAAAACCAATAAATTTTGTAAATCAAGCTGATCCAAGAAATCCTAATTTTACACCAAACGCAAATAATCTTCCGACTAATATAGGTAATGCAAATACTTTGCAACACCAGATGATTACATTAGAAGGTAATCAGGTTACATACATAGATTCTGGTATATGGAATGATAATGTAACAATTAAATTACCATTTATAGAAAATTGTAGAAGGGCATATAAACTATTATCTCTTTTAGAAGATGCTATTATCATTTATAGAATGGTTAGAGCACCAGAAAGATTGAAATTTGTCATAGATGTGGGAAACATGCCTCCGGCTAAAGCAGAAGCATATGTAAAAAGTTTAATGCAAAAATATTGGACTAAAAAAACATATGATAGTCAATCAGCCAATAGTGCATCTGGTGGAGGATCTGCTGGAAATGTTTATGACCCACAATCAATGTTAGATTCTTTTTGGTTTGCAAAAAGAGCAGGGGAACAAGGATCTGATGTCCAAGTTCTTCAAGGTGGTCAAAACTTAGGACAGCTTGATGATTTAAATTATTTTGTATTAAAACTTTATAAGAGCTTAAAGGTTCCCACAAGCAGATTGAATCCACAAGAATCATTTAAAGATGGTGCAGAAATTCTTAAAGAGGAATTAAGATTTGCTAAATTTATTGTTAGGCTTCAAAATCAATTCAGTTCTGGAATTAAAACATCATTTATAACTCATTTAAAATTAACCGGATTATGGAAAGAATATAAACTTCAAGAATCTTATTTTAATCTTGAAATGGTTCCTCCTTCTAATTTCTTTGCCATTAGACAACAACAACTATTAGAATTAAAACTTAAAAACTTTAGTGATATGTCTCAAAATGAAGGAATTTCTAATACTTTTGCGCAAAGATATTATTTGGAAATGTCAGATTCCTCGATAAGTGAAAATATGGAATGGAAGAGGAAGGATGCCGCATTAGCTTGGGAACTTCAGCAAATTCAAGCAGCTGGACCAAATTGGAGAGAGCAAATGGAAGCCACACAAAATGCCGCTCAAGAAGCTAGTGCTGCTGGTGAGGGATTACCATCGGGTGGATCGGTTGGTGGTGGCTCTACTAGTGCAGAAATACCTGAATTTGGAGGCTCTGAGACACCTGTAACTGGTGCACCTACTCCACCTGAATCCGAAGTAAATCAATCACCAGAGACACCACCAGAAACACCATCAACGCCTACTTAAAATGAGTGATACAACTGTTATAATAAACGAAGAAGATAATTGTGATTTAACAGTAATTGTTAATGATAGTGCTCCTCATTTTGATGAAATAAACAATCTTTTTAATATTGCTATTAGTTTATATCAAAACAAAATTGACAGTGCAGTAAATAACTTAATAGCAAACTCTGCTCTTTATCTTAATCCAGAAGAAGTTGCAGAAGTTAATTTGATGCAAACATTAACAGGAAAATGGTTGGAAACAGCGGAAGAAATGGATACTATACAACAAAGTTTTTCTGGTGGTTGGCAGCAGGTAACAGATTATATTCAAGCTGGTGTTGTTGATGCTGGTTTTTTTTAAAAAAAAAATTTAAAATTATTTGTTTTTTTTTTAAATTGTATAATTAAAAAGATAAGTATTTTTGCCTATGTCAACAATAAATACAATCTTAATTAAACGCCGTCTACCAGACAGCCCACTCAATTCCTTGCCAGTTCTTTCAGGGGGTGAGCTTGGTTTCAACGAAAAGAACTATACACTCTACTATGGTGCTAGTGGTTTAGGAACTATTGCTATTGGTGGTGATGGTGCATTTGTTAATCGCACTACTTCACAAACAATTGAAGGTGATAAAACTTTTACTGGTTTAACTACTTTATCATCTGTAACTGTTTCTTCTAATTCAACTTTAGATTTTAATGGAAATGTACTAACAGATATTGGTACTCCTGTAAATGATTATGATGCAGTTACCAAACTTTATGTAGATGATATTAATGATAGCATTGCCTTAAATTTTGTTGATCGTTCTACAAATCAGACAATTTCAGGTGAAAAATATTTTGAAAACCAATTAACAGTTGATAATAATTTAATCGTAACTGGTTATGTTGATGCAACATCTTATGTTGATGCTAATTCTTATCAAATAGATGGTACGGAAGTTATTGATTCTTCAAGAAATGCTACTTTCGTTGATGTTACTGCTTCTGGTAATATTACTGTTACTGGAGATCTTACAGTTAATGGAAACACAACCACTCTTAATACTAGTGTAACAACAACTAGTGCATTTGATATTACAAATAGTGGTACTGGTCCAGCTTTAGAAGTTACTCAAACTGGTGAACAAGCTGTTGCTGCCTTTTATGATGATGCAAATATAGCATTATATATCGATGGTAAAACAGGTTCTGCTGGATATGTTGGTATTGGAACAAGTACTCCAAACGAAAAATTAACAGTGTTTGGAAACGTTTCTGCATCAGGTAATGTTTTTGGTGTAAATGGTGATTTTACCGGTACATTAGATGTAGACAGTTCTGTTACTTTTGGTTCAAACTTAACAATTACCGGTAACATTACAGGTACAGCTGAAACATCAACATTAACTAACTTCATCATTGATGGGGGAAGTTTTTAAAATAAATTAAAACAAGAAAAAAAAACCCGAATTGGTTGTTTCCAATTCGGGTTTTTTTGTAAATAAATATATGATATTTGATTTTTTTAAAAAACTTTTAAACAAAGAAAAAATAAACTCTTCTAAAATAAAAGAGTTTAATAAAAACTTTGATTTCAAAGAATCAAAAAATAATGAAAAAATTCCAGTCATAAAACAACTTAAAAAATAAGTATGGCTTCTGAGACAGAAAATCTTATCTTAATAAAAAGAAACAACGTTTCTGGTGTTATTCCTCGTTTAAGTTCTCTAGAATTAGGTGAACTAGGAATTAATACAGTGGACGGAAAACTGTTTACAAAAACAGTAAGTGATTCTGTTTCTTCTATAGTTTCTTTTTTAAATAGTAATGATTATCCATATACATTAAATCATTACTATAGTTCTGTTAATTTTAATTACGGAAACAATACAGTCAATCAGGTTTATGCTTCTGTTCTTGGTGGTTATAATAATGATATAACAGGTGGTGGATCTTCTGTAATAAATGGTGAAGATAACGACATTGCTGGTGATTTTTCTTTAATAGGTTCTGGTTTAAAAAA